GCCGATACAGCCAGCTGCGGCAACGCCAATGATGCCGATGCCAGTTGCTTGAGCTGCCACCATGCCCAATGATGATGCGGCACCAGCAGCCTGAGTGGCCATGGATGACAACCCAGCTGCGGCGCCACCTGTATCCACGTCGATCTTGGCTTTACGGTCGCGGGCGGCAGCAGCGATCTTTGCTTTCGCTGCCGCGGTATCCGCATCAACCTCAACCGTGGTGCGGCGTTTCTTAGCGGCCTGGTCGATGCGCTCTTTAGCGGGGGCAGTATCAGCATCAACCTCGACGATGACTTTCTGTGGGCGGGTGAGGTATTCGATACCCGACTTGGCGTCTGTGGTATCTGCCTCGGCCTGGATCGTGAGCTTCTGGTCCCGGCCCAGCTGGGCGATCTTCCCCTTGGCCGCAGCGGCATCCACATCCACATCAATCTCAGCGGTAGGGAGGTTTGCCATTTCAGCGCGCAGTTGCTCCCGGAAGTCGCTCAAATCCGGGCGAATCTCCACGCCAAATTGGGCATTGATCCGCTCCAGCTCCGCTTTCAGGCGCTTGGAGAACCCCGAAAGATTCGGCCTGATCTCAACTTTCGCAACCCCTGCAGTGTATTCAGCCATAACCAACACCCCCCGTTTTTTTGTGGTTGTTTAGCGGTTTTCTACCCGATCCCCAAGCAGACCCGTGAGCAGATCATTCATGTCAGCTTTCCGCTGCTGCTGCTCCAGGCGATCAGCGGCAGTTATTGGGCGGGGTGGTGGCGGCAGCGCCGTCTCCAGGCGGGCTGTGATAGCGCACAGGGCCTGAGTGAGCTCAATCAGCTGCGTGAGCTTGGCTTGGGTGCCGTCCCACTCCCGCAGCGACGGGGGCGCATGCGGGTTCTCTTTCCGATCCCGCAGCACCTGCTCCGCCAAATCATCATCGTCAGCGAGAGCCGCCAGATAGTGCGACCCTGGTGGCAACTGTTCTAGGAGCTCAATAAACGTCGCCCAATGCCGTACGCCACACAGAAAATCATCAAGGTCGATATTTAAATAGTGATGGAGATCCCACCGGATTTCCGGCCCGTACTTGTTGATGAGGCCGGTTACATAGGGAAAGTGACCAGCTCGTCAACGATCCCCTCACCGTAGAAATGGGCTTGGATGTCGATGAACACGCCAATGGCCACTTCCTCAGCGTCATCACCAACACTGTTCAGGGCAGCCAGGAAACGGCGGTAGTCATCCTTGAACAGGAGTCGCAGCACACCGGTGGCGTTGCCGGCGCGGGACATCTCCTCAATAGCAAGCCGATCGGTGTAGACCGGCTTTTGGATCTCAATCGGCGGTGTGAAACCATACTCCTCACCAAGCACAAACGGGTCATCGGTCACAAACGTGCGGCGGCGATGCCCGGCGCGGTTTTGCATGGCCATGCCGCGGGCGCGGAATTTTTCAAACCGGTCCCCTGCCGGATCCGTGACCTGGGCGGCTTGGGGCTTTTTCGTGGCACTAGTTGTGGTTTTTCTTGGCATGATTTATTTGTCTCCATTCATGGGGGCGTTGAAAAAACCGCGGTAGGCGATAGTGCTTACCGCGGTGATTGATGGGGATTATCCGGGCTTTAGAGTAGGGAGCCCATCTTTGAGTAGGGGGTGACCTGCACCCGGTGGGCACCAGTGAGGGAGGTGAGTACCTGGCCTACGGACGTAGGGCTTGCCGACCATAGCCCTAGTGCGGTGCGGATCCGCCCTGGCCACTGCCTATCCAACGCAGCAGACAATGCTGTGGCTTTCGCCTCATCACCGGTCGTGTAGTAGGCCCACACTTGGAGCTCGTCAGCAACCCGCAGTAGCTTGGAATAGTCATGGCCACTGCCCACGTCCCCGGCTACCGGGGTGGCCCAGTTCGCGCGCACATCCATGATGAGAGGGATTCCCCGGGTCAGGCCGCGGCAGTAGCCGATGAAATCAGCCATCTTTGTGGTCAACCACTCCTGGTATTCCTTGCTCTCATGCGGGGTGCCATCGCCCCGGCGCGGCCAGTCGGTGGCACCAGTATCACTCTTGTATAGGGTGAGGTCGTGGGCGGAGAACGACCCGGAATCCCAGAACAGTTCGGTGATGATGATGCCGTCAATCAGGTCCCCGTACTCGGCGGCAACCTGGGCAACAGCACCGCCGAGCATGTCCCGGATATCACCTGGGTTGGTGAGTGCCGCGGGTGATGGCATGTCCCGGATAGTGCCATCCCGGGAAACAGCCTTCCACTCGGGCTGTTTCCCCAGTGTGGTGGAGATCATCATGTCCAGGGTGAGGAAAATGTTCTCGATCCCGGCAGCCCGGAGGGTGGTGATGGTGTCCCGGATGGGGTTTTTCCCAGCGTCGATAGACACCCGCTCTGGGTGGGCCGGCCATGGGAAGAGCGTCCATTCGGGGCGGCCCACAGCCAGATCAATCGTGTTGTAGCCCTTCGCTATGGCCTTCTGGGCGATAGTCGCCCAGTCGCGGTCAGCCGCGTTCGAGGTGTCTTCCCACCCAACACCAATGGCGCGGGTTTTCACTCCTGCCCGGTCGGCAAGCCTGCCCCGCAGGGCAGACTGCTGTACTTGTTCACGCACAGTGCTGACGGGTTTTGTTTCTAGTGCGGTGAGCCGCTTAGTGATCGGCCCAAGATCAACTGGGGGTTGAGTCTTGAGGGCTTCGGCTACCGCGGTTTTGATCGCCTGCGGGTCGACCTGCGCGGGCTGGTCTTTCAGCTTTTCCAGGCTAGCAACCCGGGTTTTCAGGCCTTCACTAGCAACAGTCGCAGCGTCAGCGGTGACGTGGGCTGATTCGATGCCCTGCTCGATACGGTTGAGCCGCTCCGCCGACAAAGGGGTATTAGGGTCGTCGTTATTCCAGGTGTTACGGGCATACGCCATGATTCCTCCTTGCAGTTTTATGGGGCGGCGGTTGGTAGGAGCCCTCGCCCAGGTAAGGTGTTGTTACCGGCGAGGGCTAGGAGGGGTCCTTAGTGACCTCCACCGTCTTCGGGAAACCACCACCGGTGAGGTCAGTGGCGGCAACCGTCGGTGCTGCGGATACCTTAGCGATCACAAAACCAGCATCCACCGTGCCGGTAGCCTCAGCCTCGTTTTCGCCCAAAGCGCGGAGAGCCGCCTGCACAGCCGCAGCATCCGCGTTATAGGGGATAGCAGCGGTGGTTTTCCCACCAATGGTGATGGTGTAAGTGCCGCCCGTGGCACCCTTGACGGAGAACTTGAACTTGCTATCCGAGAGCTTGTGGGCGCCAGTGATACCCATGAGCTTCGCCAACTCCGGGGTGAAGCCGGGGCCAGCCAGGCCGAACCCGTACATGGAGCCGTACTTTTCATCTTCCTGCGCAGCCAAGGTCAACGGGAACGTCAGCGCATCCGTTTCGGAAAAACTCTGTTTGCCACGCTTTTCGACCGTGATCTTAGGGAAAACGAAATGCGGGTAGATCTCAGCGCCTGGGTCGCCGTCCTTAGCGAGCACCAGAGCGGAGTATTCCCGCACCCGGGCAGCCCGGCGCTTCTTAGCGAAAAATCCGGTGCCCTCATCGTACTGCCCCTCCAGAAGATCGTAGAACATCTGCAAGGTTCGCCAGCGGGATTCTTGGGCGGTGAAATCAATCGTAAACGTTTCATCGGTCACGAATGTGCGGCGTCGGCCGCGGCTACCATAGCCCTCAGGCCCTTCCACCTTCGAATCGGGGGCCAGCTCAACGCCGGCTTTTTTCTCACCCTCACCGATGGGAAACCAGCCTTCCGGCAGCTCTAGCAGCTTGCCTGTGTTATCGGTGATGCGATCTGGGATTTTAGTCCCGTAGGGGCACATCAGCAGCGCATAGTCCAGGGCGGCAAAAAGCAGGTCATCTGTTTTATCTTTTAATTTGTAGAAGTCCGTGGTGGTCACGGCTATCTCCTCTCCCCGCACGTTGCGGGCATTAAGAAAGCCCCCAGGAAAACCGGGGGCAAGGGTTGTTATTTGTGGCTTCGGGGCCGGCGGATCGTGATCTCATAAAGAGCATTCACATACCTGTGGTCGGGGTTGATCCAGGGGGGCATTACTGATCCCACCCGCTCGGTGATACTCACGATACGGACTGGTACTTGCGGATAAGTGGGGAAAACGTCTAGCATCCACGCCCTCAGGTAGCTGTTGATTTTCTGGGCGTCAGCGCGGGTTTCCGCCAATACCCCAATCTCTACGAGTGGGACATCCACCTGGTTGTTGATGTCAGCAGCACCGGTGGTGCGCTGCACCACAATCAGTGGGGCTTGCTGGATCTGGGTTTCGTAGTCGTCGGGGATCCACGTGCCGACCCATGGCTGGGGCGTCATCTGCTGGGCTACCTGGTCGAGAGCGGCCACAATGATTTGTTCCGCATCCGGCCACGGCACCAGGTCGTCGGGAATGATGATGGTCATAATCGTACCGCCCTGATTGTTCTGCGTAGCATCGCCCGGGGCGCAACAGTGTTACGTCCATGGCGGGATTTGACCCGGTGCCCGAATTCCACCGGCACACCATAAGGGGAATCTATTGAGACCGTGGCCACCAGGCGCTTGCGGGCTTTACCCGTGTAGGGGCGGGCTATTTCTACATCGACTGCGCCGGAGGATGATAGCCTGCCGGTATCCCGGGGCGCCACCGTAGCGTAGATGGCCTGCGCTAGATAGCCGGCACGGTACAAGAGCTCCTCCACCTCAGGGCCTTCCAGGTATCCTTTCATGATTCGGGGCGAAAACTTCATGATTATCGCACCTCCTCACAGATCACCGCGGTCCCCACGATGACGCCTTCCCTGCGGGGATGCTCCCACAACTGCGACTCAATGACTTTTAGTTTTCTTCCGAAACCCTCGATAATATCCCCGGTGCGGATATCCGGGGCCTGGCGTTTGATATACACCGTTGGCCGGGTAGACACCACCGTTTTGCGGTCTGTATCGACCGTGGCCTGAGCCCAGGCGATTCTCGCCCCAGTGATCGTGAGAACCGGCACTGAGGCAGTCAGATCACCGAACTTGTCCCGGGTTCGGCGGAGTACTTGGATTGTGGCCATGGCCTCACCATCCTTCGGCAGTGATGCACCGGAATCGCTGCTTAGATAGGGCGTTCTCCAGCATCGTGCGCTCCTGGGCGGAAATGAAGAAATTCCCCTCACTGTTACGGAACGATAGCGTAGAGGTGAACGGGCCGGCAGTATCAGTGACGGACTGTGCACCATCCGAGAACTCGGCGTTTTTCTCCGCCAACAGAGCGCGCTTCACAATCGCAACAGTGACGACCCGCAGCACCGACGTTAAAAGCGCATCTGGCGATTCGGGGATGGTTGGGTATGTGGCACGCAGGAAAACGCTAGCATCCTCCAGCAGCACCTGAAGGTCGCTATCTTCCATGCTGTCGGGGATAAGTCGCCTGGCGCGGGCGCGCAGGTCATCCGGGGATGCGTAGGCCGGCATGTTAGCTACCCAGGCCGGTGATCTTAATGACCGCAAGCGGGTCCGTTACCGCGTAGGCGAGCATGGCGCGGGTTTTCGTCCAGGTCAGGTCCCGGTCCTCATCACGGTAGGTTGTGGTGGTGATGCCTTCTTCCACGCCCATCGTACCTACTTGCTGCTCGGCGATGAGCCAGCCTTCACCCTTGGTGGCTAGCGGGCTGGAAATAACCTCTAGGCCCTTGTTTTGCAGGAACTTGGTTTCCGCCTCATCATCATCGAAGGCGTTGGAGAATTCCAAGTGGTCATCGGGGTGGAGAGCTAGCAGATTGTACACGTAGCCCATTTGGGATTTCCGCCCCTCGGTGAAGGCCTTATTAATGTCAGCCCGAATGGACTTGGCTGCGGTTTGGTCTAGCTTCTTGGTTTTGTTAATGGTTGCCCAGCCGCCGGATTCCACCTTGATGATATCCGCATCATAGGCGGTAAGTGCTTCGCGGACAGCCTGCATGCCCATGCCATCCAGATCATAAACCATGGTATTGGCGACCCGTTGGGCACGCCGCTGCATCATAGTCAGGTCATTGCGCTTTGCAGCCTCATCAGTCACGGAGAACTTACCGCCAACCTTAACGGTCTTGATGACCTTGGGGTCATCGGTAGTGACGTCCACCGTGGGGTAGTTACCGCCAGGGGCGATGACACCATTATGGTCGTCGGCAAGCAGAGCGTTCTTCAACGCTACCTCGTAGAGGATAGCGCCGCCCTTAGCCTCACCAGTGGAGAAAATCCGGTCAGTGAACATACCAAGGGCAGTAATGTCAGCAATGTAGCGGGCAATACGTGTGGGCTCCTGGAGCATCATGTCCAGGGTGATAACCCCGTCGGCCACTGTCGGGGCGACGCCGGGGAAAAGGCCAGTGTTTTGCATGAGAAATCCTTGTCTTAGAGTAGGGCAATAGTGGCAGATTTACCTGATGTGCCCTTAGTGAGCGCAATAGCGACTACAGGGCCAGCAGCGGCCTTGACTACCTTGCCGTCGGCTGCGGTGCTGAGCTTGTCGCCGGCAACAAACGTGCCAGCGGCTAGGGCATCGAGAACATGCCCGGCGCGGTAAACAGTGACATAGCCGTCCTTGTCTACATCATGAGCTACTACACCAAACGGGTAAGCGTCAGCAGCGGCAATATCAACAACCGGAGTTCGGCCAACAATGTCGTCGGCGGGAACAACAAACGTGCCGGCGGGGATTTTCTTCTTCGCTTTCACCGTAATGGCGGCTGCTGGATCATAATGAACTTTAGTGATATCCATGGCGGATTCCTTACTGATTGTGGTTCTTGCGGAGTGCTTTAGGCACCCATGAGCTGGGGTAGGTTACCGGGTCTGGCTGGGGTTCGTTGCCGACCCCGGACCCAGACTGGACGTTTTGGCGGGGACTATTCGACGGCGGGGCGGTATTTCCTGCACCGTAGAGTTCTTTAATCCTGGCCGCGCGGGCCTCTAGGTCTTCTTTCGTGCCAGTGCCCAGCAGCGGCACATCCTCAGGTTTGATGCCGTGGGCTGCTGCGACCTCTAGCAGCAGGTTCGTGGTTTGGGCTTGGGCGAGTTCCTGCTGGGCGGCGGCTAGTTTCTCTTGGGCTAGCTGGAGTTCTGATTTCTGCGAGTCCTCATGCTGCTGCCATTTCTGGGCGGCGGCTTGAACTGCATCGCGTTCTTGCCGGGTTTTTTCCAGCTCCGCTAGGGCTTCTTCCAGGGTCATCTCCGGGGCTGGGGACTGCGATGGGGAGGATTCTTCCGGGTTCTGCACAGTAGGGTTCGTGGTTTCTTCCTGTTTTTCGCCTTGGGTATCGGTGATATTATTCGGCATGATTGCCTCCTTGATTGTGTGAAATGTAGGGGGTGGGTATAAATAAACCCCACCAGACCGGTGGGGTTAGTCCATAGCGATGCGAGCCCTTCCGCGTTTCAAACGCACGTGGGTCGAACTCCTCAAAAACAGGCAGATTTGGGCATAAGATAACCCGTAATCTCATTACATGAAATTACGGGTGTGTTGGCGATTAAGCGGCCAAATAGTTCACAGGGGTCATAGTAGCCTTCATGTCTACCCATTCTTCCAGATGGGTTTGGATATGCATCTTAACTACTTCCCCATCAGACTTACGGACAAGCGCCACAGGAGTCCCAGGAGGGTTTAAGAACCGCTTATCTCCCTGAAAAGACTCCAACGCGGCAATAGTAGCGAAGAAAAACTCATCATTTTCCAATCCGGTTTCCTTCACATGAGGCGTACCTACCTTCACCATTTCATCCGCTTCTTTGCGGAAGATGTCGTAGGCGGTTCTCTTATCAATCACCACAAACACCTCTCTTACATACAACCAGATCTGACTTACATGCTAGCAAATGGTTGAATAACATCAGGAAGATTCCAGGCTACAGGCTCAGCATTATCCAACCTAGCAATAATGACATCGGTGGCAGCTTCAGCATCTATTTTCTCATAAGGAATTACCTTTCCAGCTTGGGGATCAACGAATACCACGCCACCGCTTTCCTTCTTCCAGAGAATCACATGCCTTTGCTGCGCATCCGCTATTTCAAAGGAAAACACCCCATAACCATCAGGCATTTTCTTTAACGCAGCTTCCCAGCCTTCAGCGGTGGTTTGAATTGCCTCTACTGGACCTTCAGGGGTTTCCCACATCTTCAAAGCCTCAAGGATTTGAAGACCTCCACCAGAGCCGGAATACAAGGTAGCGTACGGGTAGATGTCATAGCCGCGCATCCGCATCACAGCAGCAGCAGTAGCACGCACACAGTTAGCAAAGGAATTCACACGAGATACCTGCACTGCTGCCTGCTCCATAGTTTCAGGTGCTTCCAGCCGCGGGTATTCGTCCAAATCATATGGATAAAGCGTCGATAACCGTAGTTCGGGGAATCCGTCTTTCGCCGGCAGCGTGAATGTTCCATCACTATTTGGCTGTTCGAAAGCACTCCCAGCCAACCCCATACCGCCGTCTTCTGACACGCTACCGGAATCCTCCACCGGCCGGGGAGACTGACCATGGTCTTCCCCGCCGGGGTGAGAGTCGGGCACTATCTCCTCTGGCCGCTGGCCAGGATCGTCGGCGCTATCCTTAAAGGTTGCGAATACTTCTGGATTTTCTTTCGCCAGTTGCCGATAGCGGCTGCTGAACCGGTCTATTGGCATCTCTAGGTCATTATCTAGTTCCTCTTTGGTGGGATGATCGCGGGCGTCATTCCAAAGCGTTTTAAGCGCCTTGTATTCGGCTTCGCCCTCCCATGGCCTTCCCTTAATCACCAGCACTGCTTTGCAGTCGCAATGATCGTGATACGCTTTGCCTTCTTCCGAGGTGAGGACGGTGGATTCCTCATACACGGGTCCGCGGGACGCAAGCATGGCGCAGAACGCGCAGCTTTCCGCACCGGTGAGAACCCTGGCCCATCCCAGCACTACCCCACCGCCCTTGGCCGGCCGGACATATTGGTCAACTGCTACCTTGCGGGGGTCGGAGAACTCGTCACGCAGGCGCCTGGCATCCGATTCGTTATCAACCTGCACTACAACTCGCCGCTTGGCTGGTTTTGCCTCATTACGGTCAGCCGTATCAGCGATAGCGTCCCTACCTGCGGCACGGGCATGCCGCGTTGCCCCTGCCGCTACCCGGCGCGCTACCTTGTCGACCAGGACGGGGTCGGTAGGGTCGGGCGGGAAGGGGATGATTTTGTCCGCGAGCTGCTGCTGGTAGGCGGCATCGTAGTCGGTGATGCGACCGGGGATAGGGTCCCGGGTGGGGTTCCATCCCAGGGCCCTGGCTAGCATTTTCCAGGCGGCATTGGGGTAGTAGGGTTTTTGAGGCGCTGGGGTGATCTGGATGCCATGGGTGGTGGCCACGGAATGAATGTGGGCGATAGCAACCTTATATGACTGGGTGCGTGCTTCCTGGATTAGGGGGATTAGCTCGGTAACGAGCTCCCACATGTCATCGAGGCTGGTGGGCACGCCCCGGTTTTTGATGAGGCTGTAGATCGCATCAGCCAACCAGTCGATGATATGCCGGTCAGCCTGATGGTATGAGTACAGGTCCATGTGTCACCTGCCTCTCCGGGGGTTAGCGCGTAATCGTGTCGCCTAGTGGAGGTTCCGCCGTAGCATCAAAAGCATCAAACCCTGGGGTTCTAGTCATCGTTTGCTTGATGCGTTTGATCTTTTCAGCAGTGAACCCGGGGATGTCTTCCCAAAGGATTTCCGGGGGGATACTCAGCATAGTGGCCAGTTTCCCCAGGGCATCCACCGTTTGAGCGAAGCTTCGGGCTGACATGACAGCCCATTTGACCTCGGACGCAAAGTCAGCGGCTTCCTGCTGGTCACCATCAAGGTGAGCACAGAGCCGTAGCAGCTGCTCGTAAGATTCACCCAGGGAGGTTCGGATCTCTGAGGATTTCCGATCCTTGGCAGACTCCATAGCCGCCAAACCATCTGCGGAAACATTGCTGATAGCGTTAGCGCCGAGCGACTGAGCCGGCACCTGGGCGATAGCCGCCATATCACGAATAGACGCCTGCTTCACATCCACATACTGGCGGATGTCCGTTTCATCAAACTGGCCGACCTTCGCGTCGGCGTCAATGAGCCACACGTCACTGGCGCGCATGCGGATGCCCTCAACGTCATCAGCTGGAGCCCAGCCGATGACGTAGCGCTGCTTGAAAGCGCTGTAGTATTGGGCGACCGCGGCCTCCCAGCTCGTGCGGTCGATACGGCTTTGCAGCGCAATCAACGGTTCGATGATGCCTGCGACTTCTTCACCTTCCAGAAGCCACCGGTCGCGGAACCTCACTACTGGGGGCACACCCGCGTGGTGGTCGCGGGCTTCGATGAGCTGGAGATTCTGGGCTGTGTTCCATGGATGAGCCGCCCAATCCTTGATTTCCTGCGGGGTTTCGATAGCGCCGATGTAGTAGATTTTTTCCTCATCGAATAACCGCATGCGGTTGCCCTTGACCTCTAGGGCCAGAATAGGCCATTCTGATGCCACACCGGACTCGCCCGGCCACGCATAGGCCTCACCATAGTAAGCAGTCATATGACGGGGGGACACGCCGGTAATCAGCGGGGCAGCGTTACCACCCACAACACCCTGGTCAACCACAGCGTATGCCGTGCCGTATTGCAGGGCGGCGCGGGTAATGCCGGTTTGGCGGGCATCAAGGTTGTTACGCTGCCAGTGCTTCCACGCCCTGGCGCGGGCACCAGCATCAACGCCTGAGAAATAGTCCTCTACTTTCATCGACTGCGCGAATGTATCCAAAACCAAAGGCAGATACATGGTTTGCGAATCCCTAGCAAGCTGGATTTGCCGGTCGATCATGAGATTGGCGTTTTTATCCTTCAGGATGCCAAACCGGTTAATGATTTCTTGCCGATTCCATGGGCGCATCGCACTGTTGATTCGATCAAACACCTGGCGCTCCCTGGCATACTGTGCCAATAAACCACGCACAGCAGATAAAACCTGGCTATGGCTCATGCTCATAAAAACACCGCCCTTCCTGAATGCTTCGGCATGTGATGCGCCGCATGCTCTAGATACAGCCTGCGAACCATGCGCGCCCCGATTAGGCACACCGCGGCATCAATTTTTTTCGCCGATGATGGGGACTCTTTTTTCACTGATATGCCATATCGGTTCTCTGCGCGCCGGCAGTTCCGCATATGGGCAGTAAGCACTGGGTGGCCATCGTGGGTAAAAGCATGCTCGATAATTTCTCTCTCTGTGAGCTCACACGCTTGGGTGAAATCGAACAATTTTCCGCGCATATCCCACGCAATCGGCTCCGGCTGCTTCCCGCCAGGGCTCGCCCAGAGCTGTAACCGTTCTTTATAGCGGGCCGGCCAAGTGACCTTCGTGAAGCTTTCCCACTCACGGACGTCTGCAAAAAAGGCTCTCACATCATACCTAGCGAAGGCTTTATCCACACGCGCGTCTACCGCCTCCACATCCACCGTACCGGCAGTGTTATGACTGTTGCCGGGATCCCACGACCCAATCAGGAACACATGGCCATCGCTAACCCGGCACCCCACCAAAGCTGTGGTATCGCGGGACAATGAGCCGTCGAAGAACATGACAATCTCCTCCCCTTCTGCCACGATGGTTTCCCGGCGCGCCATGAGCGCAACATCATTCGGGTCTACCCAGGCGTTCGCGGCCGCGGTAGGCCAGTTCAAGTATTTGCGCTTGGAGTCATCCGGGGATGCCTCCGGGGACCAAACCCTGGTGATGATGGTATCAACATCCACCCATGGGCAATCCTGATATACAAACTCCAGCCCGGTGCGAAGCGATATGGCGTCAGCCAGATTGGTGTCTAGCGGGGCTTGGCGGATATCCATGAGGATGTGCCGATCGTTCTTCGACTTCCCGTTTTCCTGGAGACACCACGCTTGGAAGGTACTCTCGCCAACCGTGCCTAGGCCCGGTTCCCAAGCATTCAGGGTCCCTAGCATCCGGCTTCCTGACTTGGCCAGGTTGTCCGCCAGGGTGCTGTATAGCTTGGTGCCGCCGTTGCCTGGTGTCCAGTGTTCGAGCTCGTCACCAACGATGAACGTGGCTTCGGCGCCTTCTTGAGTCATAGCTGATGAAGTGATGACCTCTAGCTTTCCTTCTGGCACGATATTGATTTGGGTTTTACCGGGGTCAATATCATAATCACGGTGCAATCTAGGTGCGGCTTTCTTATTCGCCATCGCACGCACATGACGCATCGTGTTGTCGGTCTGCTTCTCGGACACTGCGGCTATTTGTACCCACGGCATGGCCACTGGCTTACCGATGCATGCGCCTGGCACTTGGGGGTCAAACCGATCAAGCCGGACCGGGGCTAGCAACTCCGTCAGTGCCAGGGCGCCGGCAAACGGGCTCTTGCCACTCCCCTTGGCCAGTCGGCGGAACGAATTATAAAAAAGCCACTTGCCATTCTCATCAATCGCGTAAAACCATAAGATGAATCTGGCCTGCCGCTCGGTGTAAACCCACGGCAACCCGGCGCGAAGCCCATTCGGGTGTTTTAAATATTTAGCGGCCCACGCTAGCGCCTCCCAGCCGAGCGTTAAATCGGGGAGCCCCGAGGGGAGCGTGTCTAGCCGCTCCTCCGGGGGAATCATGCTAGATCAGCCCTGTACTGTTCCATGATCGACACGGTGGCTTCCTTCGCCTCATCCACTATCTTCGGGGTGGTGAGTTCTACGCGCAGTCGGCGGCGCGCCCCCTCGGTGGTCATCAGGGCATCAGCGCGGGAGAAGATCACATCCATCATCCCAGCACGAGCACCGGTCGGGGAACTTAGCTCCTGGGTGATAAGCCAGGCCACTAGCTTTGCTTCACGCCAATCGCTTTCCTGATAGAACTGCGACTGGCCGGACCGCTTCAACGCCCTAAACCAGTCCTTGGCATAAGGGTGCCACGCCCGGTCCTCTGTGGGCGGTTTCACCACCTGCTGCCCCATGGCCACCACCACAGCGGGAGCATCAGCCTCCGGTTTGTTCCGCCGGCGTCTCTGGTCGCTACGCTTCGGTACTGGGCCACGCACCATGACCAACCACCTCCTTCACCACTTGTTACCGCTCGGGGATACGCCCCTCTCGCTGCAGCGCGGCAGCTACTCGCACCGCGGGGGCCAGATCAACGAGGCCGCCCATGCGGTAAATATCTTCTGTTGTCCGAATGAATCGGGCTCGGGAATAGATTTCCACGCGGCCGCGCCGCCGACCTGGACCCTCCGGGAGCAGCCCGAAAATATGCAGACCCCGCCGGGAGACCGAACGCTCCACAACGGCACCTGGCACCGCCCGGATAATCTCAACAGCCCAGTCGGCCACCTTGCCGCGCCGGTTGATGCAGTGGTCAAGGTCGATACAGGCTAGGCCACCGCCCAGCATGACGCCGTGCGGACCATCCTGTACCTCAGCGTGGGTGGTCCAGGTTTCCGGCTTAGTAGTTGACGCAGGGGAGCCGGTAGGTGTGACGGGCCGCTTGCCATCAGCCGCCGTCCACCGATCTAGCTCACGCATCCGGGCCGGCAACTGCTCACGCCGACGCCGACGGTAAGCCTTCTGCCTGCATGCGGACGAGCAAAACCGCGGGCTGCGTCCCCGTGTAGGGATCTCCAGCCGGGCTTCGCACACCTCACACGCCAATCTCATAATCTGTATTTTACCATAAGCGTTACGATATACCTAGTCCTAGCTTGGCATATTTACTCTTTCCGGCTACCAATGACCGAGGGGATAGGTAGCCAAGGAAATAGTGACCCACACCATAGCGCAAAGCCGCAGGTCACAGCCCCAGCGCACACCGTCAACCAGCACCCAAAACCAAGAAACCTATCCTGACCAGCAAAAACCCTGAAACCCGTACACAGCCGGGGGCCGTATGTGTGCCGTACCAGGGACCGGCCGGCGGCGGGGCACCCCCCACCCCACGTGGCCTAGATCACCTTATTTCAAGCCGGGGTGGCGGGGGGCGTACCGGTCATACAGCCGGCGACGCGCCACACGCCTACTGATCCCCCGCGCTGCTTCGCGGCGGGACTTCTCCGCATGGCACGACGGGCACAACCACTGGAGATTATCGAGCCCATCACCGCCACCCTCAGCGACCGGGATGATGTGGTCCAACTCCAAGCCACCTCGTCCTGTCACCGGTTCGACACCACAATAGGCACACCAATAAGGAAGGTGGCGCCCCGCTAATCGGTGTAGGCGTTTCCACTCAGCCGCAGACGTGCGCGACGACCCGTTACGCCACGCCATCAGCAGCACCGCCTTGCGACGGGCGGACAATAGCAGCGATCGCCCATGACAATGCCTGCTCCAAGTGCGTGATGGCTAGCTCACGCTCCCTGCAGTCCGGTGCGATCGCCGCCACACGATGCGCCGCCGCCTGCACACTAGCACGCACCTTAATACAGTCTTCACATTGCGCATCGGTGCCCTCGTGATACCGGAAACGACGGTCAACCTCCTGCTGGATACTCTTTGCTTCTGATCCCATGATCCCCTCCTCCCCAACCCTAGGCATGACTAAACCCCCAGGCTTTACCCAGGGGTTCCGAACGCCAGTTTACACCACTGCGTGTCCCACGCCAAAGGATAACGCACCACGCATCGCACCAGCGCGTGCCAACACGTCATCTAGCCGCACCAACATGCCACCGACATCATCCTTTGTGGTAGCCACTTTCCCCGCCTGCGCCCACCGATACACCGTCGTACGCGACACCTGCACCCCAGCCTGCTTAGCCCACGAAGCCGCCACCTGACACGTCGCCCACTCCGGCGGTGCCGGCTCCTCTCCCCCACTGTCAGGCTCCACCACAGACACCACCATACGCGCCTGGGCAATAACCTCCTCCGCCATCATCTCACCCCACGGCATACCATCCGCCACATCCAAATACCGCTGCAACCAAGCAGCAGTAGCCGTGATCCCCTCAGGCACCGGGCCTACAACACCATCACCGCCACACACCAACACCTCCGACGCCCAAAACGAAAGCAGCCCCTCCGTCTGAACCAACAAATCCAACACCGTCAAATTCACCGGCGGTTTCGAATAACACACCGCGCGCCCCGGGGTATCAGTGGTACTACTCCCACAGTGAAAGGTAAGAAGCTCCTCCAACCCGGCACCATCCTTCTCCAATGAGTACAGGGACCTTCCTAACTCATGAAGCAGATAATCATCCATTCCAACTCTTCCTCTCTCTATAAGTAGGTATCCCTCAATAGGTTTGTAGTCTACTCACCGCCCCTGCCACCTCACGGCTCTACCCGACCCGCCCCGACCCGACGATCCTAGATCCGTCACCCCATCGTTCTGGTTTCGATCTAGGTCCGATCTAGATCCGTGCTAGGTTTTACCGTTTCGTTATAAAACAGGGCAAAAGAAAACCCGGGCATAAGCCCGGGGCCCCTTCTAGGTGCGCATATGCACCATAATTGGCAAAATTTGTTGAATCTTCTTATCCTTAAAGCAGCTCGTCCACCATGCGTTGAAGGAGTATCCGAGGCCGTTTGCTTGCAAGCGGCCTCTGCTTTATCTTTACTGCGGCCAACAAGAAGGCGTCAGGCAACGGCCACAGTACACTTCCCCCCATGTCCACCACATGGCTAGACGCCAACCCACCTGCGCGCACGCACACCGACTACCCGTCCCAGCCTTGCTGAAACGGGTAACGATGCGCGGTGCTACGCTATATCACCTACCTTCTTCTGCCCAGTGAGCTACTTATCCCTACTTCCGCTTCCCACGCCCACGCTTGTGCTTACGGTGCCGCCGCTGGGCACGGCGGCGCGCCCGCGCTGGCTTCGCTCGCTTGGCATGCTCACGATCAGAATCACTGATAGAGCTCCCTGCCGACACCGAAGGATATTCCATTAAGGCTTCTGAAAGCTCCTCCCCCATCGCCCAGTCCGGCGCGGTTTCTACTGGATCACTGAACCCACCTGGGGCAGAGTCATTATTGGACCGCGTAGGCGCCGCACCGCTCAACCGGGGTGGCGTATCATGGGTATCAGCCTTGGCTTCGTCTACCGTTGCTTTAGGCTGTGGTGTGGCACGCCAGGCGCGAGTGGATTGTTTGTGCTGTTTCTCGCGTTCTTCTTTAGCCACTACGTGAATATTGTGGTCCTTTGCGTACTGCGAGTTGTTGATGAACTCGATGCTGTATTTGTTGTAGTGCACTTCCTCAGGCGTGGGTGGGTCCTGGAGTTCCAGGACCTCGCCAGCACCGCGCCGACTGTTGCATGACCAACAGGCAACAACCAAAGTTTCCACCGTTGAGTCCCGATGCCCATTAAGCGAATCATATGTACCCCGCCGGTGGCTACGGCGGTCTCGCCAATCGACAGTCTTACCGCACCACCGACATTGGTCTCCATCCCTTAACCGCACTTGCATAAGCAGATCCGGGTTGCGCTTATCCTTCGACCGGCGGCGGTCCAGCTCCACTTCCTCCCGGGACCGCATGTGAAAGAGGCCGGGATCATCCACAAGCCGTAACATCCATGTCCCATCAGGCTGCTGCTCCTCAAAAAGCAAACCCGACCTACTCAGCAGATCAATCATGATATCTTCCCTACCCGGCGCGACCTGGGCCAGTGCGCCATATTCAACGTAGTAGTCCATCAGATGCTCCGCCGAAATCGACGCCAAATCCAGCAGCACCCCTGATGCTTCATTCTTCAATTGGTGATTCCCCTCGCAGATCCCAAGTAATCGCATCATTAGCGGATGCGTCGTGAATGTATCGCTCATTTTAAGCCAAGCCATGACTTTCTCCTGTTTTTGTAAATCTCAAAAATATAAACGCGCGCAACACAAACCATCACGCGCGTTCCTGTAATGCCGCCTAGGCGGCGGGTTTACGCGCACTCGCCCGGCGGCGCCGGGTGCGACGCACGGGTTGCGCTTTCCTAGCGGCACGAGCCGCCCTGGAATGGCCCTGATAGCAGCGGTTACACAGACCCTCGCCCATGTGGCGCTGTTTATATTGGTACGGCGTATGACAGCAACGCTTCCGCGCATGGGCCGCCACAAGGGCCTGCGGGTCCATAGGCCCACCACACCACCTGCAGCACAGCTGATAGGGATCGCTGCTAGTTAGCGGTTGGGGACGATCCGAATAGCGGCCGGCAACCACACCGGCAACCCGCACCCCACGCCACTCACAGTCCGATAGCATCCGCTCACAAGCCTCAAGCAAAGGGCACTGCGCGCACAGCAGTTTGGCCTGCTGGTGACGCTTCCGCATCCGCGCCACCGGCTCACCCGCAGCAGACGGATCCCACAGACTCGGCGCAGACGGGGTCGCCTGCATATCACGCTGCTGACAGATACCCAGCTCAGCATCACCACCACACGGCAACATCCCACCGGTCATACCGCACCACCAGTCGGATTCGTACGCAACCGCCGAACCTTCGCCTTCTGAGGCTTCGCCCCATCAATCACCGCTTCATACTCAAACCCATCACCATCACGCACCACAGCTTCCGCCCCAGCGCTAGCCCCCTCCGGGACCGCGCCGGGGAGCCCTGGGAGGGGCTCCTGCACACCACGGTCAGCAGGCACAAAGGAATACGACTCGAACATATCCTTCAATGCGACATACACCCTGGCACGATGGCGTTGGGCCGCGAGCGGCACCGGGGTGATATCTGTATCAAACTGGTGTGCCGCAGCACCCAGCGCGGCCGCCTGGGCGGCAGTGAACATGGTTGGCCCCATATCCCCAGCGGGGCCTTTTGCGCGCGCTTTTGCCTCAGCACGCACCCGATCGAACAACTGCGCCGTGTCCGTGGTGAAAGCCGAATCAGCCCGCGCCGCGGTCACCTCCGTCAAATCCCCGCAGGTGCCAGAAAGGTCCTGAAGTTGGACCTCCTCATCACGGATGAAGATAGCAGCCCTTGCGTCGTCTTCTTCCTTATCCGGCTTCAATTTCAGGAACAGCTTGGCGCTAGCTGTGGTGATTTCCACCACCCGGTGAGCCTCTTCCACATCATCAAAATAGGCACTCACATAGGCCTGAACCACATGCTGGGGGTTCGCAGCAACCACCAGCAGACTCCCGGCGTAGGTGATGAGGCGCACCACATCATAGATTTCCGGTTTACGCTCCGTCACCCCGACCACCGCCCGGATAGCACGCTGCAACTCCCGAACATCAACCACGATTTTCGACCGTGCCGGCATCTTCTCAGGCATGATCGCTCCCCGATCCAGCATCGGCGCCAGCAGCCCCAGCGCTAGCCCCGGTGATCTCCCGCAACTTCGCGGTCACCGCACCCATACGGGTAATCAGCTCGGTCAATGCCGGTGCCGAAGTGGCGGCAGCACCAGACCCTGCCACCAAATCCGCCACTTCCAGAACTTTCTCCCGAGCGTTTTCCGCAAGCTCGCTCAACTCATCCCAATCACTAGAATGCATCGCATCAGACAGCTGCTTCTCCAGCTGACGGTTTTCGATACGCAACGCCTCTCTGTCTTTATTCACCCGGGTCAGCTCCGTGTGCAGCTTATTGATCCGGTCCGCGGCATCCACCGCCTTATGCAGCGCATCCAACGATGCCGAGCGTTCCATCAGCTTTTTGATGACGTCCTGCTGCCACGCCATGGTGCGCTCCATACCACTCCAGGCACTGTTGAGGCTTTGCAGCAACTCTTGATCTAATCTTGGCGCAGCCATACCGCCACCCCCTCTTTTCGGACCAAAGCAGCCTCCCGGATAGCATCAAGGAAAGGCTGATCCAAGGCCTGAATCTCCGGCGTGAGCTCCTCAAAAGGCACCAGCGCGGGGTGGTCCGGCCGGGCAGCAGAAGCCCAAGCCGCCCACGCATCATGCACATCCTCCAGCTGCGTATCGACGCCCTTCGCACGCAGCAACAGCGCATAGGTGTAGAACAGCGGCAACTGCTCCTTGGTGATTTCGTCGTCGATCTCCTCAGGCAAACATGCCACAATCAACGCTGCATCCGCCTCAAGATAGTTAAGATTCGTCATTATGCAGCCTCCAACGCCAACCGGCGGGGCGGCCGAGTAGCGGTCCGCACTAACGCCATATACCGTTCCCGCTGCGCCTCAACCAGTTTCATGTGGGCATAAGTCACCGCATCACCCCAGCTACGGAACGACGCGATCAACTCCCCGCCCCACAGCACTTCCCACAAATCCGGGTACGATTGGCCGGTGATAGCACCGAAAAGGCCGATTCGCTCCACACCCGGCCTCAGCCGGATCCGCAGCTTCAATTGCAGCTGGCTCATGATTGTTTCCCTTCCCGCGCAATAGCCGCGTTGGCCCACATCATGGTCTCCTCCAGACGCAGCAGCGATTGTTTCTTCTCCCAGCCATCAGCCAGCAGAGCATCCAGCTCAATAGCTAAAGCCTTGATCTTCTTGCCCATCTGAACCCGCCGCTTGCGGGTCTCAGCATCTAGGGTGCGGTAATCAAACCGCGCATCAATATTGTTGGTCATCATTTCCTTCTTTCATTTCAATTGCGCCACAGCGGTTAGTCGCCGCCACGGAGCACATGCTTGCCAATCACGGTGATCGCACCATCCTCGTCGATGTCGATGTAGCCCATGTTCAACATCGCCCGACGCCCAGCAGCGGTCATTTTCTTACCCGCAGCATGACGGCGTAGCGACTTATACGCCAAGTGGGCCTCGTAGGTGTTAGACTGGCCAATACGTTTCCAGGACATTTTCTTTTCCTTTCTCTGGTCTTGGGAATGTGTTTTATGCAGTCCCCCGCCTTCCCCAGCGGGGGACCAAAATTATCAATAGGGGTTTGTGGAGCCGGCGGCTACGTGAACAAGCGAGTCAGCGTGGCGAACTTGGATGCGGGAATCGCTTCAAAGAAGATGTCACCATCGAAGATGCACGCATCCCAACCCTCACGGACGACACGGAAACCATCAACATTCATGGTGATAAGCCCGGTATCCTCCAGGACGAACAACTGGCGCATCTCCTCGAACCGCTCCTCCGGCACCCGGAACAGCTCACGCTCACCGCGGGTGAAGACCACCCCATCATCGACGCGCTCAGCGACGGTCCAATCAAAAAGCTTTCCCAGGTACACGCGCGTGGCGCTATCCTCCACGTCACCGATTTCAGGGCGGTCACCTACCCGCTCAGCCGGCGGCTCACCCTGTTCAGCAAGCAATGCCGCTTCTTCCTCAGCCGCTGCCGCAGCCAAAGAAGCCTCATGCTCGGCTTTCCATTCTGGCGTGTCCATCTCAGCGGAAATCTCATTAATAAGATCCCGCATGAGGTTGCCCGTTAACTGTGGTTTATCCTCATTATCAGGCTGCTGATCTGCATCATCCACTGGCTGCGCACCCCGGAGCCGAATCTGGATCCCCTCCTCCGTGGCCACCAAATCAATTGTGCAATCCTGATCGGTGTCTGCGTGCAGGTGCAAATGGAACTGGATAGGGGCGCCATCACTCACTGGGATGCTCGCATCAACCACACCAGCCCCCAAATCTGCACTACTCATCATTGTTATTCCTTTCTCTTGAAGAGGTTTACGCACCACACCTCGTGGCGCTTGGTGCCCACGGCTGGATTCGAACCAGCAGCATCCACATGAAGCCCGGACTGGATGCGGCCATTTCATGGGCCTGATGCCGGATAACCCACCGGCAACGGGGCCAGGATTCCACCTGAGACCTAGACGCGATAGGTGTTGCGCTCCACCAGCTCCTCCACCTCCGCACGGATGTACAGGATTTTCTGCTTAGAAAGCCGGATCCGGGAAAGCCGCCCCTCCCTGGCATAGCGCTGCAAAGTTCTGGTCGAAATCCTTAGATACTCCGCCGCTTCCCGGGTTGACATATAACGCGACGCCATTAGGAGACTCCCTGATCCTGCTTTACGGCGGCCCACTGTGAATCACCGCGACCCCCACAGAGCAGCCAATATTCCCCGACCTCTCTGGCCAGGAGCTCAATAGCCATAGCAAAGCCGGAAAAGTACTCGCCCGGGAATCTGCCCACTCCGTCTTCCCAATGCCCCCGTAGCTCATTGAAGTAGTGCACCAGCTGGGCATAAATCCTGATACGATCAAAAAGCAGCCGCTTCCGGCAGAAATGAGCAATTCGACGCACAGTATCAGCGCTCATCTCAACAACAAACCAGCCCCAATTGTCACTATCCAGACCGACTCCATGACCGGAAATAACTGCCCCATCCTCGGTAAGTCTTAGCGCAGTCGTATACTTAAAATCCATATCGGCCACAACACCAACACGAAGCAAAGCATCCTCGGTTTTCTTGGCGTACTCCAGGATTGTTTCGATTAAACGAACAACCCAGTCTTCTCCGTCAAGCAAATCAACGATTTCATCTTCAGGGGCTGCGTAACGCGCGCCCCAATCATGGAAATTTTTGACCGCATCCGTCAGATACCGCTCCGCTATGGCAACCGCCATGGAATCATGAACTTCTTCCATTTCTTCTGCTTCCGCTGTCGCAGCATCAGGGGCTTCTGAACTACTCATGGTTTAACTCCTTCTTCTTTCTTTGCTTTGCTTTACGACGCCCCGGCGCGAATCACGCAGCAGGAGCAGAATCCTTCACTTCTGCCTGTGTAATGGCCTCTCGAATATCGACGATCCCAGCAGCTCTCATCATCTTCACCGCGGTATCCAGTCGTACGTCGTATCCCCGGCGCACCCGACTAACAGTCCCCAGCGATACTCCTACCTTTCGAGCTACATGTTCATCTGACTGCAAGTTGTTGGATAAACGGATTTTGTCGATAACTTCAGGTTTGATCCGCCAACCTGAATCTTTTTTTGTATGCATTTCGCTCATGGATCCCATTATGCACACAATTCGCAGATCGCGCAAGTCCTTTCGCATAATTCTTTAAAAACACAGCTCAATAGGCGTGTGCAGATTGCAATCGTTCGCCAAATTATGCATAATAAACGCATGACCGTTCATGAAGATTGGTATTACAACACAGTCAACGGCGACACCGAGAAAGCAGCCTCATTACGTGCAGGTATCACCACTAGTACGCTTAACCGACAACTAGCAAAAGGAACATTGTCGGAAGGCAACGTTATAGCCATAGCAAGGGCATACGGACAAAATCCGGTGGAAGCCCTGGTACGAACTGGATACCTAACAAAAGAAGAGGCAACAAACAGTTCCCAATCGCTAATTAAAATGCTCAACGATCAGGAACTAATTCATGAGCTTGCCCTGCGAGTTAACAGCGATGAAGCAATCTGGGCTGAAACTTTCGGCAAAGCAATGTCATTAGAAAATGATCCTCAAACCAACGCAAAACAGGGCACAACCTTCACCGAGCATAAGCACAGCCAAGTAATACCGGATGATCCTTGGGCCGCAGCGGCCACAGTCAGCGGCAAAAGCTCGTGGCGCGGTGATGAAATGGTTGCCGACGACTCGGAGGAAGAAGGCTTCCTAGGTGACGATAATTACAGCGATGGTCCATAATTTTTGTGCTACAACCAGCGGGTTTCCCAATTCGGGACTAGCCTAGATGGCATGGGAATTCTTAGTGTCGGCGGCCCACAGAATATGCTTTCACTCTCCGATAAAAGGCTTGCGCTCGTTTACACCACAGCTTTGGAGGTTTTTAAGCGAACCGGCCGCATTACTATCTGCTCTTGGTACGGCGATGAAGAACAATACGCTGCGGTTAGCGCATCTGCTCTTTTTCCTAAATCAATTCCTTTTCCTGGAAGAGCCTACAAGATCAAAGAAGTTGATGATGGACAATACGTTTTGGTGCTCATTCCTGCTTACAGTACAGAACCGGCACCAGTACCCAAGCCTAAAGCCGTCAAGAAGGTTGCCGATCTCGTCGAAAAGCATGATTGCTGGCTCATACTAGACAAAAGCGACCAAATCATCAGCACCCCCAAGGTCATCGAAGAAATCAAGGCCACTGCTAAGTGCATTGATGGAGTAGCCTACCTCAAGGAACTAAACGCCCAAGAAGAAGCTTAAAGCCCTTACCTACAAACAAACCCCGGCGCGCTCAGGTGACCGGGGTTGATGTATTTGATAATTATGTGCATGGCCTGTAATCGAATCTTTATCTAAAACCTATATACGAATAAGTCTTTAGCGGGTAGTGTTTTCCTTAAATAATATTCATAAGAACATGAGGGAACGACCATGGCCGGTATTTATGATGCCCGATCCACTAGAGAATGGTGCAATCAAGAAGCCGTAGGCGAGCTTTTTTGCCAGACGGTGCTTAACGATAGCGGAAGAGGTTGCAGTCATGATAACCATGCTTGATTTGGAACAATTAGCCGAAGAGATGGGCGTTATGATAGTTACCCATACCGGTGGTAAGAAGGGTGGTTGGAATCCGGTAACCCGCACCGTCAGCCTTCGGGAGGGCATGCACGAAGTGCAAACATTGTGCACGCTAGCACACGAGCTAGGGCATGCCCACTATAGACACCAGCTTGGCGCAACAGGATTGGCGCGCGAACAACAGGAACGTGAAGCAAACGAATGGGCCGCAATCTTACTCATAGATGAGAATGATTACATGGCGGCCGAAATCAGCTGTGACAGTATAAGCTCGATCGCTCACGAGCTGGGCGTGACTATTCTCATGGTTGGGATTTGGAGACAGCTCTACGCCAAAGGGAAGATACCGCAGTACTGCATTCAGGACTAGTGATTCCTCAATTGCTACGAAACCTCGTGACCGAATCTTTATCTAAAACCTATATGCGGAGAACAGTTTAACGGGTAACCTTTTTCTTAAAGGAAGCTCATAAAAACATGAGGAGACAATCATGCCTAGCATCTATGATGCTCGATCTACCAGGGAATGGTGCGATCAGGAAACCGTAGGTGAGTCCTTTTATCGAACAGCGCTTAACGATATCAGAAAACTTGTTCCATTGAATGAGCATAAAGTTCGCCGGTTTGATGCAACGCTCGTGTTGGAAATGGACAATCCACATTCCGAGGCAGGTCATGCAATATCGGTCAGGTGGCAAGACCGGGTTATTGCTTATATACCTGATTTGGAGACTGATGATTATTTTCCCGAACTGGCACGCCTTGCCGCTAGCGGGTTCGATGCCGGAGTGAGGGGTACTTTGTGGACGAATGAGACACAGCCTAATTTCAATCCCAACGATGTTCACATGTCGGTGCATGTTGGGCCGCAACCACCTGGCATGATCGTGCCTATTAACAATCCGCCTTCACGAAAATGGGCCGCCATCCCCCGGGGACAAGCTAGCCAGGTCACTAAGGAGAAAGACCACCTCGATGTGCTGCAACCATATACGGGGCTAGGCCATAAGAAAACCTACATTCTTGTAACGCTGCACAAGGTGCTTCTTGGTACGCGCACCCGCTGGGCCGGGGTCGAGGTTCGACTAGACGGTAAGCGAATCGGGGAGTTAAGTAAGGCGACGGGGGCAAAATTCCTCCCCATCATTGAGCACTACGATTCCCTGGGGCTCATTACTGTATGCCATGCCTATCTCAGGGAAACTGCCACCTCTGCTGAAGTTGCCCTCAAAGCTGCGACCTTTGAAGAGATAACAGATAAGGATCTATATAATCCTGTTGTATGCCCGATCCCGCAGCTGGTGCCTTATGCTTTTGACCCTTACACCTATAATGTTCCCGGACGGTACCGGCCGGAACTCGAAGATGACGCATATAGTGATTGGGAATATGAAGAACCCCATTACCCCAATCCGCAGCGACTGGGATACTACAATGCAGAGCTAGTAGGTCCCAACAATTCCATTGGTAGGGCACCATTACGGGGATATTTGCAAACCAGTATAGGCCTAAGCGGTAACAAGAGCTACGCTATCTACCTTCTTTGCCTTTTCTTTGGTGGCTACATCGGTTTGCACCACTACTATGTAGGGAAAATCGGCAAAGGGGTTCTATACACATGCACAATGGGGTTGTTCATGATTGGATGGATCGCAGATATTCTTAATCCCCGGCGCGGGTTTTATAGCTAGATTGTTATAAGCCAAGTCCCCTACCTCCGCGATAAGGGTGGGGGTTATTTTTTATAATACCCCCACTTGACACGTAACGTTCTAGAACTGTATAATGGGTAGTGTTCCACCAAGGAACAGGGAGAACTCAATAGTGGAGGGAGGTGATGATATGTCACCCTGGCGCTCCCCCGGTCCGTGGGAAGCAGCTGGTATTATTCTCGGCCTTCTGGCCTGGTTTTTCCCGAGAGGCGGTAAGCCTGGGAAACACCGGAAAGGCGTGAAGCGATACCGGCGCGGAAAGCGGAAGAAGTAGCCTCCCCGCCCCATGTCATAGATGGGGCGGGGGGCACCCCTCCACACTACCCTTTTCTTAAAGGAGGCAAAATGAAAACATCAATCCGGTGGGGCATTTCGGTTGCCGTTGCGGTGTTCCTCTACACCCGGCCGAACCCACTATGGCTGCTAATCTACACGATTGGCATCATCACCCTGCTAGCACGGGAATTCGACCGATGACGGTAATCCCTATTATCACCGACCAAGCCACAGGGCGGGTGTTATGGCGAGTCATCGACTGCGCCACCTACTGCGGTATCGGCCCACGCACCTGGGCGAACTATCATGCAGGCGGTCGAACACCCCAACCCGTAGCGCACCTCGATGGCCGCACACCCCTATGGGACGCAGAGGAGGTGAAAGCCTGGCACGCTAACCGCCCCGGCTCGCCAATCAAAGCGACACAATAGGGCAACAACCCCCCGGGCTTCCGGGGGTTTATTTTGATCCTTACTTGGGTTATTTTTCACGAAACCCCACTAAAAAAGCGTGACCTGCGGTTTTATTTTTGAAGGTCTGAAAATTTGACCAACCCTCAAAATAAAAAACCAGTGCATTCCCCATGTGGGTGAAAGTAACATCGTTGGTAATAATATAGCCAGGCGGTTATATTATTACCAATAGTTTTACATTTATGAACCCATGAGCGAGTCACTCACCCGCTGCAATGCCTCCTGGCGCCTGGCATTGGAGGTGCGCATATAGATCTCAGTGATGGTCTTCAGATCCACCTGACCCAACAACTCACCGATAGCAGGGATCGTCATACCTTGCTCCACCAGTGTGGTGATAAGCCACACACGACCATAGTGCGGGCTGATACGCTCGGTGATCCCGGCGCGGGTTTTAGCACGGTGGAGGACGGACCTGTAGGAGGTGTCTAGGATGATTTTGCCGGAGCCGGTGGTGCAGATGAAAGCGTCTGGGCTGTCACCGATGGTGGCCAGGTGGTCGATGATGTCTTGGTGGAATTTTTTAAAGACGGGGATGGTACGGTGGCTGGCGCTGGTTTTGGGGGTATCCTGGTATTTCATACCATTTGAGGTGCGGTAGGCGTTTCCCCTGATATGGATGAGGATGGTGTCACCTGTAATGGTGATGTCTTTACGCCTGAGGCCTAGCACCTCTCCTATGCGCATGCCATGGAAGAACGTGAGGATACCTATTATCTTATGGGTCGGGTTTAAATTGTCCACAATTTTCTGCATGGTGGCGGCTTCGGGCAGTTCCTTGCGTGCTGGCTTGGGCTTGTGGCGGGCCTCTTTCACATCCACTGGATTAGTAGGGATCAGATCCCGGTCTACCGCTGCCTGTATCGCGGTGCGAAGGCGCACATATGCCGCACGGTTATAGGGCTGGTATCCGAATTGTATGGTGAGCGCGTCCCACCAGTCGATTACATCACGGCGGGTAAGTCTTACCAGGGGGATGGTGCGGAGCCGACCGGCTTTGCCTGTGATAGTGAGAATACGGCGGTCGAGGGTGGTGCGGTAATTCACCATAGTGGAGGGCTTTAGGCGTTTTTCTTGGAGGTCTAGCCACTGGCGTAGCCAATCGCCGACGGTTCGGGCATCGTCTTCTTTCGTCCGGTACCGGAGGTGCGGGGGTTGCCATTCGTCGAATTCAATGAGTTTTTGTTCTTGACGCAGCCAGGCACCAGCATCGTCTTTGGTGAAGAATGGGTGGGGGCCGGAGTATTTTTTGCCATCAGGTCCGGTGTAGCGGGCGCGGTATTTGCCGGATGATAGCCGTGATATTGTGCCGAAGAGGCGTTTTTTAGGGGCGGGCATGAGGGGTTGTTTCCTGCGATTATTTGTGGTCTATGGGCGGTCTTGCGGTCTACATGTGGTCCGCATGCTTACACTCATGTCCCACTGTGTCGTTTGTTGTCGCTTATTATTTTACGCAGGTCATAGGGCAAAAAAGAAGGACCCCCACGTCATGGTGTACGTGGGGGTCCTGTTAAACGTGGAGCTAACGGGATTCGAACCCGTGACCCCCACACTGCCAGTGTGATGCGCTACCAGCTGCGCCATAGCCCCGTGCTTTTCAGCAACGGATTACAGGTTACCGTACAAAACTGGTTACCGACAAATCCACTGGCAGCGACTTATTTTTACTTGATTTGGCTGGGCCATGTGGCGTTTTCCTTGATCTCCTTGCCGTCGATAAAGACGCGCGGGGAGGATACTTGGCCGTCACCATCTTTTTCTAGTTTCTTGGCGTTGTCGTCGGCAATCTTCTTAAACTCGTCGGAGTAGGTGCCGTCGGCGATCTTCTTCACGGTCTCGTCCTTGGCGCCAAGGATCTTGGCCATGTCGGCGAAATCCTTGAGTTCTTTCTTGCCCCAGATGTTTTGCTGTTCAGTCATGAGCATGGTGCGGAAGTTC